TAGTAATTTGATATCCAAACAGCTCCATGTATATTATTTATAACAGAAAATACATGGGCTCCCCATAGAGAGGAGCCCATGATTTCTTTAAGATTTATGTTGTAGTATTGGACTCCCAATATTGATAAGCCAATTCCACATCGAATTCAGCGATGGTGTCATTGGTTTCATAATTGAGATCAACAGCGGCAACATTCACAGGGAATGCACCACGAATTGTGTAACTTTTTGTTACATTTTCGGACTTGTCGAATTGCTCAATAAGCATATCAGCTTGATAATCATTTGGATCTGTCAATCCAAGATTATTCTGGTGCTCATTGATACCATTCATCCATGTTTCGAATGCGTTACGAATAGTCAAGCCAGCATCACTCAATACTGTGACTGTCCAATTTTCAAATGTACGATCTCCAGCGATCTTTAATTGACGACCACGGAATGGTACATCAATCTGAGCGATAGTACTTGCAGGCATCTGAGCACCTTTAATCATAAAAGATGTGAACTCAGAATCTCCGCCAGCATATGCTGGGAAATTGATCGTGCAACGAAAGAGGTTCGGTCTTTGACCGCCTCCGATTAATTTTGCTTTAAAATCATCTACTCCTAGTGACATAATAGTTTTCCTTTCTTATTAAGTATTTATACTATTTACCAACGATTTCGGAGAACTCAACTCCTGTGCGTGTCGCAATGAAGTTAAGAGTGATGAAATTAATCGAACGAGCTGGCTTGATATAGATATCAGCCACGAAACGGTTAGTATCGATAACTTCGCCTGTGTTATTTGTTTCATCACAAATAACTGCGAAATCATAGATACCACGACGACCTTTAACATCCCGTAGGAATGGTTCAGTCATGTTTCTGAACATTGCACGAGTGAATTCATCATTCAACTCAAATAACTGGTATTTAGCTGCTGTAGAGATTGCTTTCTCTAAAACAATGAACAAACGACGAACATTAATACGATCGAAAGCCGATGGCTTGCTCAATGCTGTCTTATCCCCAAATAGGACTGTACCTTGACCTGGGAATGATACGATTGGATTAACACGTTTCTTATAAAGATCATCTCTTTGTACTTGATTTGGGCTATATCCTAATTTAACAATGCCACGGAATTGACCACGGTTATATCCAGCAGGAGAGAACCAAGGTTCAGCAACATCATCTGTATTAGCACAAAGACCAGCGATATGACCAGCACATCCAATCCAACGGTATTTGTCATTATATTTGTCATAGACATATACCATAGTTGAACCGAGAATACCATACGAGCTAGAATTTATACCATCAGCCCATGTAATAGCATTACCAACTGCGGTAGCTGTATCAGATTGAAGCTTTGTGTCATCACCTGGAGATACAATAGCTACACAATCTCTTCTAGTTTCAGCAACTGTGATTACACTATTTGAATCACTTGAAGTGTTAGATGCAGGGGCAATCAAAAGATTGACATCAACATCATCAGAGAATGCTGTTGTATATGCAGTTGATAATTGTGTAGATGTACCGGCTGTACCATCAGCTGCACCACTTAATGATAATTCAACAGAATCACTAGCATCCGTAGTAATATCAGTATCTGCAGCTGTATCTGTATATACATATGCAGACTGGCTATTAATTACATCAATGTAGTAATTGGATGCACCATCCTTCTTCGCGCCTGCTGTAGTATCAACAAATGCAAATGTTTCAAGAATAGTTCCAGCAGTTCCACTGATATCACCATCTTCATCAACAACAGCAATGTGTCTTTCGGAACCAGCTGGTGCTGAATCGAAAGACCCGCGGGAGAGAACAGTTGTGTCCGACTCCATTGTCGAGAAGTTAGAAGGTGTATAAACTTCTACCTTAAGAGAATTGCCCAAAGCGCCAGGATATCTAGCAGCAAATGAATCATCTTGGCCGAAAACGGCGTCTTCTAATCCATCAGCATTTTTAATCGTGATAGCAGTTCCACTGGCGGTCGCATTTTCTGCACCTGTTGGAATATAACGATATACCTTAAGAGAATTACCGTATTGAAGAAAAGCTGCAGCTTGAAGCCACTGCTCGTATGTGTCGTCATTTGGTTTACCAAATAAGGCAACCAAGTCTTTTTCCGATCCGATACTTACAACTTGTTCACCGGGGCCCCATTGGAAATTTCCAACGATTCCAGCAATTGATGTTGATACAGCAGGGATCACATTTGTCAAGTCGATTTCATTAACCTCGACTCCTGGTGATACTAAGAACCCCATATTAATCCTTTCAGTTATTTTTGTTGAATGATAAGTTAAACATTACAAGAGTTATTCAATATCTCTATTTATAAATATGAGTTTTTCAAAAATTCAACCAGTCCTTCTGTTGTTGGACGAGATTGTCATATCTTTCTGTTTCGTACGATTTAGTTCCACTATCAATGAAACCAAATGGTATTAAATCATCTTCAATCTCCTTTATACGATCTTGGTATAATATTCCTTTTAAATCCATATCTAGTATATCAGAAAAAGCATCAGAAGAAATAAACCAAGAAAACATAACAAGATTCATCACCAAATCATCGTGATTGTTACCACTTGCTTCGTATGAAGAACCCTTTGCTTCAAATGTTGAAATCTCGGATATAGTCTCAGAATCTACAACCTCAAGTTTCTTTTGCTCGATTAAATCTTTTAGATTAGAACATCCAATCCGTTTAATCTTCTTAGTCATAGTTACACCAATGCCACCCGCCTTGATAGTGGATTGAACAAATGTATTTTCATATTCGTAGTCATAATACACAGCATTGCAGACTACGGTACCTACATCATTATTTTCGATCAGAACGATAGCTTGATTATACAATGATGCAATTTTAACAATGATGTCTGGAAAGATAAGAGGAGAAATCATATTATCTCTAAAGACACAAACTTGCTTGAATTTATCTTTCTCTATTCTAAAGACATTAAATGTTGAATAATCTTGGCCTCTTCCCTTCGATACATCGACACACATCACATATGTGTGACCTTCCTTAGGTTTTTCATAATAGGAAATATTACTCTTGAATTCTTCGGGTGATTCAGACACCAATGATAAAATAGAATCAGAATTAATTAGGGTATTTGATCGACCATGAAAGTTATTTCCGAACTCCTGTTCAAATTGAAGTTCTGATGTATTCGCTATAGTCTGTTTCTTCCATTCTTCATCTCGACCAGGTACATCCCACCAGTCAACTCTGAATGCTTTATATTCATTTCTATTTTGAACAGCGCCTTCATACAATCGATGAAATACATTTCCAACACCATTAGCCGTAGATGTGATAATAACCTTTGTTTCTTTACCCGCAGAGACAACAGGATACGTTGATGTATAGAATTCAGCAGCATTTTCAACAAAAGCAAACTCATCGAGAAAGAGAAGATTAACTGATAAACCACGAATCGATGAACCCGAAGTCGCAGCCGCGATAATCTTTGTATTATTCCCAAATGTTATATTACCTTTGTTTAACGCCTTACATCCAGGTTGAAGAAAGAATGGAAGATTCTCAAGTGCAAGAGTAACTCGAGCTAACATCTCTCTTGCGGTTGAACCTTTATTGGCTAGAATCGCAATAGTCTTTTCGGGGTGAAAGATTGCATACCATAGAATATAAATGACTGTGCTAATTGATTTACCAGATTGTCGACAAGCAAGAACAATAGAGAATCGATTCTTATTGAAGTGTTCGAACATCCTTTCTTGATATTCATAGGGCTTAAATGGAACAAGACCTTCATCAAGCGAGATCACCTTGATATACTTTTCCGCAAAGTATATCGGATCTTTCATACACTTCAGGTATTCAGAAACCTGTTCTTGCGTAAATTCATCTTGGACACCATCTCTCTTAACTAAATTATTACCAAGGTATCCTTTATCTCCATTAATTAATGTCATTATTATTCTTCAAAAACTTTTGTAGTTCTGTAGTCGAACCAACAAAGATTGCATTATTTGTAGTATTACCACCAGATGTGGCTTTCTGCTCTTCAGCTTGTGTGAGTTCTTTTCTCTTCTTTTGAAGAGTAATTAATTGATCCATCATATCAGTAGTAGTCTTAAACATACCTGCAAGAACTTCAAATGCACGAGGATGTTCTGTCTCACTTGCAAGAGCCATCATATTATCAATAGCTTCTTCTGCTTTTGTTATTAGCTCTTTAATCTTATCTCTTGAATAA